CACAAATTCTGGAAGCAATTCTGGAAGTCGAGAATCCAAAGAAAGAAGAACAAGTTGTCGAACAACCTACAGCCAGTGCTTAAAGCGATCGTCGTGGTGCTGAACATGCTTTGGCACTTCGTTACGATCCCTTTCAGAAAGGTAGACTGACACATCATGGCCTCAATTACCTTAACGGTCTTGGACACTCCAGGCTTGACGCTGTACGCATTCCCAACGAACCAACCGTTGGCAAGCTGGGCAACGTATCGGGTGTTGATGACAGAAGTGTCAGGACGGTACGCATGTACTATAGACGACACGAATGGCATGGAGTGGGCTATCTACGTTGGAGCCTCAGCGCCTGCAACGTACGATCTAGCGCGTTGGACGCAGCAATACGGTGTAATGGCTAGTGGTGTCGTAAACGTAACTGTCGAAGATCAAAGCATAACGGTGGGTTAGTCATGTCACGTATCATTCGAAAAGTATTCAAGGTCAACAACGTTCCAACTGACGTCGCGTCAGCGATTTTGTCTGATCCTACCGATGCGTTCGGCGTCAAGCGTAATGACACAGATGCGGTTGTTGTTGCTAGCGGAACGGCGATGACCAGGGTTTCAGCTGGAACGTACGAATACTCGTTCGAGGATGTGCTTGGAGTAGCCTACACGGCTTATGTTGAGTTCGTGTACGATTCGGCAACGTACAGCTTCGAAGTTGATTTCGCAGCTCGGTCTAGTCCTAGCGGTGGTCCTTCTAGCTATTCGACCTTGGTAGACCGCGTTGGTAGGTATCTGTTCGGTGCTGACGAAGGAGCTGTTTATCCATCGGATCAGCTCACAAAGATAGAAGATTGCATCCACGATGGCCTCAATCGCGTCTACGCAGCTCACGAGTGGTCTTTCTTCCGTCCGATCGCAGACGTGACTACAACGGCTCCATACGTCACAGGAGCGATTACGATCGCGGCCGGCGTCGTGACTCTCACTGGAGGAACATTTCCTTCTTGGGCGGCTGACGGGATTCTTATGGTCGACGACAGGTATTACGCTGTTTCAAGTCGTGGGAGTGGAACCCAGATCACGCTCAACGACACATCCGTCACAGTGGCCAGTGCATCGAGCTACAGTCTTGCCAAGCCAGATGTGGACATGCCGGCAGAGTTTGATTCCGTCTCGAACGATAGTGATTTGGCGTACTACCCAGGCGAGGATAGTTGGTATCCACCTGTTCGCCAAAGGCACGACTCGACGATTCGTTCGCTCGAAGCAAGCAATCCAGAGTTCAATCGTCCGTTAGCGTATTGCGTCAGAACTAAGACGTTCGACCCTACGGTTGGGAGCCGGAAGTCTCTGGCGTTCTATCCTGCCCCTGATGCGGCCTACGTGATGCGTGTGCCGATGATTCTAAGGCCAATCGAGCTGGATGACACCAATCAGTACCCGATTGGCGGCGAGATGCTTAGCCAGGTCATTTTGGAGGCCTGTTTGGCTTCTGCAGAGCACAACTACGAGGAAAGGGAGCATGTTCATGAGAAGCGATATCAGGAATTGATCGTTCTCGCGATTCGTAACGACAATGAACGCTCGAGCCCAACAAGCTTGGGACCAGACGCCCCTCGAGGTGCAGGTGGAAAGTTCGGCGTTTATGACTATGATTACCGTTCTAGGGAACAGCGAATTGGAAGATTGACCTTTGGTGGAGACGTACTATGACAAATGCACGATACAGCGCTTCGATTGAATCAGTGGCAGTTGATACCGATGTTGAAAACGGTTGTGATACGATTGATTACGGAGATTTTGCTCAAGGAATGGTCCATATTCCAGCAGGATCATCTTTAACGACATTGACTTGGTATTCCAGCACTAAGAGCGATGGTACTTACCTTCCAGCTGACGATGCTTCAGGAACGGCTGTTGTGCAAACGGTAGCAGCGAGGCAGTCGTATCCAATTCCAGCTTCGTTGAGCGGCGCTCGGTTTTTAAGAATCACTGGTGATGCTGAGGGCGTTGTTGGCATCACAATGAAAGATTGATTTTGTTTACTTAAAAAAGGAAAGACTTATGTCTCACAGAATTTTAGCTGATTTACTACAGGCGTTCTCCAGCGGAGGCCCAGGTGTTGTTCCATTGTCGGCTTCTGCTGCAGGGGTGCAAATGCCGGACGATCGTTTGGTTCAAATGGTCATCCCAACTTGGGGAGCAGTTGACAACATTCTGATTCTTCCAAGTCCGACGCCTGGCAAGATCGTTATTGTCGCTGGTGGTGCAACTGGTGGTGAGATTCGATCGAGCTCGCCAACGACTGTTGCTATCAATGGTGGTACTGGAGCTGCTGCAGAGTCGGCGGTTGCTGCCAACATGATGGTGATCGCTATTTGCGAATCGGCAACCTCATGGAAGGGCTTTACGCTCACCAGTGCTGGTGTTTTGGCCGCGCTTCAAGTTGCAGCACCGTAAGCGATGATATGGCAAACAAAGAGCTGGTTTTTCCATCAGGCGTTAACCGACGCTTGTCTCTTCGGCAGGAAGTAGGCAGGCGGGATCGGTATTTCAGTCCGTGGGCTGTGAACGTCCGTACCGAGGATAGTTTAAGCGGTCGACTACGTGGTGGATCGTGGTCTCCGTCTGAGCCCGCAACGACTGTCGGGGTAGTGCATTCATCAGGTTATGTTGTGGCGACAGCCACGAATGCGCCTGGGTCTAGCAGCAATGCTGATTGCATCTATCGCGATCGATTTGTTCGCCCTGTTGATCAGGCGATCTTCGCAAGTCGCCAAGGGACGTACTCGGATTGGACATTCAGCTCGGACTTGAGCGACATGCAGCGTCCATGGGTTATCCAGTTGTCTGAGGCTGGAGAGGTAGGCACTGACGTGGTGTCAGTGATTCCGCACAAGGATGCCTATATGCTGGCTGCAACGTCAAATTCGCTGTGGGTGGTGCAAGGCGATCCAACGGCTGATGGGGCTCTGCGCAACATCTCGCGTGAAGTAGGCATGGTTGGGGCAAGGGCTTGGTGTCGTGATCATCTCGATCGATATTACTTCTTGTCTTCGGACGGACTCTACACTGTAGGTGCTGACGGAAGCGGGTTGCAAGCAATTTCGAATGAAGTGATTCCTGAGCACTTGAATGGCGTGACGGACGCAACCACAGTGCTTGAGTACGATCTCGCTACTAACGGGGTCTACATTCACATCCCAACGGCTTCTTACTCTTGGATGTACGATACGGCTCGGCAGGCGTTCTGGCCGTTTGATACAGAGTACGCTGGTTCGCATATCGCACTCGGGCCGGTGCAGCTCGGTAATGGAAGCTCCTACGGTCGGTTGATCCAGTTGCATGGGATCACGGCCAACGGAGGAGTCAACGTGACTTGGCGACTATTGGTTGCTGACACGGCTGAACAAGTGAGTGCCAATGCAAAGACTGCTATCGAGGCTTTGATTGCAGGAACTACTCCGACGAATATTCACAGTAGTGGCGTTTGGGCGGCTGGTGTAAACCATCGTTGCTACCCTCGCGCTCGTGGTAAGTACATGATCCTTCTCATCTCGGCTGCAACTGGCGACTGGGCTTGGGAAGGTGCTGCAATCGTCGTGGAGCCTTCAGGGCAGTGGAGATAAAGAATGCCGACAGAAGTACCAGAAATACCAAACATACCAGAACAGGTTTCAGCTGATACTGGAGCGGTTCCACCGGATTACAATCTTCCGGAAATAAATCTCCCTGACGTAATCAATCCATATACGGCCCTCTGGTGGGCTACGCAGACTGTTACGAACGTCCCTGAGAACATCATGGGATGGTTGGTTGCTAACGGGTATCAAGTTACTGGTATCACCCAGGACACCACAACGACTCCTCCAACTAATTACTTTGCGTTAACAAAAGAAGGACTTCAGCCTCGCGATGTGTTGCGAAAATTGTGCGACAGTTACACGATAGCCGCCAATGAAGCGAGAATTGCCAACGAGATCAGGTACAACTATGTAGTGCGAGAATGGATGGAGATGGTCAGCACATCGCATGACCATTTTGATGCGCAGACGACTCAGCAAAACGCACAAGCTGGGATATTCTTCACCGACTTAGATAATTACATGACTGCGATTGACACACTCATCGCAGCCAATCAGACGCAAATGGGACTGGACGCGGCTGAGGCGAAGGTCGCGTTAGTAGAAGTAGACTCGCGATTGACTGAGCTGGAAGATAACGCAGCAGCCAATGCAGTCACTATCAACAGCTTATTGACAGAACAAGAAACAAGCCTTCAGGCGTACATCACTGACTATGATGCTCGGCTTGCGGAATTGCAGACGAACGTTACCGATCACATAACCACAGTGCTTGGCGAAGTAAGTGCGTTGGGGACAGTGCTAGACGCTCACGTTGCTGATTACGCCCAGCAGTTCGATTCGCTTGTGACAAACTACAATGTTCACGTAGCAGATATTGATGCCTTGCTGGCAAACGTTGCGGCCAACGTCACTGCATACGTGACGGATGTCAGTACGATCCTGACTGCAATGGAGAGTGACTACGATACTGTATCGACTGACTTAGGGGCGATCAGAACAAGTGCTGGGACGTTAGTGGATGCTCACGTAACGGATTACGCAGCAGTCTTGGCTCTACTGAGTAGCGACTACACAACGCAGGCGGCGACTATTCGAGCTGTCGTAAACTACCTGTATCCAGACTGGGCGGCTAACGCTACGGCAACCAGGAGTATCACGGATCTCTTGGCTAGTGATTACCAATTGCACAGTCCGACCGTGATTGGGTTTCTGGACGGTTTGGGTCTGACCGAACTGGCTAGGATAAACGAGGAGTTTGCGGCAAGACTGTCAACGCAGTTGCAAATGTTGACTACGAGAGGGTTGTCGACCTCAACGCTAATAACAGATATTACAGAACGCAATCATCGCGACAGAGACGAACAAATTCAGTTGCTTAACGATCGATTGAATCGCGAGCGGTTTGAAAATTCGCACAAGCTGTACGAACAACAGCGGGCTATGCGTTCTCAGACAATTGATAATGAGCATAGGTTGTACGATCAGCAACGTGCAATGCGTGCGCAAGTAATCGATTCCGAGCAACGACTGCAAGAACAGCAGGTCGGCATGAGAACGCGAACGCTTGAGGGCAAAAACCAACTGCATTCTGTGCAACAGGAAGTGTTGCGGTATCAAGCCTCGCTTATTAGTGGAGTCTATGCGTTACTCCAAGAGACTCGCAATCGAACATTGTCAGGCAAGCAAGCTATCCTCGCTGCTAAAGATGCCAACGAGAGACTTGGAATCGAAGTCCAGTCACGGTTGTACTCGCAGTTGCAAGACATACGAATGAAGATCATCGAATCTTCCGACAGGATTTATCAACTACGTGACGTGTACGCGAAGTTTAGCAATGCTGAAGAACACACGTTGTACGGGCAGTTGCAGCAAGTAAAGCAACAGTTCATTGAGGCTGTAGAGCGTCAGCATACCGCCAAGCAGGCAGTGACTCGAGCTGAGATATCACAACGGGACATTCTTCTGCAACAACTACAGACAGCCCTAACAGGTCTCATGGGTGGTAAGGAAAGATTCTCGAACTTGCTCATGCAGATCGCCAACACGTTGTCTGAACACAGGAACAAGGCGATTGCTCAGAGACTAGATACTGCCGTAAAGCGTTTAGCCGGATGGCAGTCCATTGCCGACGAAAACCGAAAGCTGCTTGCTTACCAGCTCGACGAGAGAAACAAACTGCTTATCGGCTTGTATGGTTTCGTGGAACGTAGGGAGGATCAAGGACCAGAGTGGAAAGATCAGGCAGCTCTCATTGCTGGGCTTGGGGATGCTGGAGGGGGGTGGTTGACCCCCTGATGGTTGTGTTACGGCTTAAGACGTGCTTTTTTTATTGGAGGAGGACTGAAGTAATGCTCGGACGAGAACACTTTCTCAGGCGACCAACCTTTGGCCAAGCGAGTGCTAAGAGTACGATGCGTGACGCCAAGTCGTCTTGCCCATTCGCGCAGGCACAGCGTTTCCCCGTTGTGAGTCAACATTCGAGTTTTGCGAGTGTTTTGTCCTTGCTCCAGTTTTGTGGCCCAGCGGCAATTATCAGGGCTGTACCCAAGATCGTTGTTCTTGCGATCAATAGTGGCTTCTGGAAACGGTTTCGGCCCCATGTCGGCAAAAAAGTTGTTGAAGCTGATTTTCCATCGGTCACAAAGCGTTATACCTCGGTCAGCGTACAAGTGTTTGTCTTTGTAGTCAGGTTCGCATCGTCGCTTCATCTCCTGCCAAGATGTGTATTCGGTCGAATTGCACATGCCTCCTGCACTTGCTCGTCCGCATCCGCAAGACTTTGTGCTTCCTTTGCGAAGTTCTCCTCTCGCTACAGTAGTTGTATTCCCACATTTGCACTTGCAAAGCCAGCGAGAGTCACCGCTTTTTGTTTTTCCAGCAAACTCAAGAACAGTCAGCTTGCCGTAAACATTTCCCGTCTCGTCTTTAACGCGGGTCGACAACTGGATAGAATCATCCGTAGACATAGTTCAACTCCTTGTAAGTTGGATTGTGATAGAGCCAAGTCCAGTTCACAACAACTGCCTTGGCTCGTTTTATTTTAGCAGAACGTAACTAGCTTTCAAAGGAAAAAAGAAAATGGCTAATCCCACCAGTTTGCCTGGCGATCTGATCGTAGCGGGCAATATTCGTCTAAACGGATCGCTATCACCCGCAGTGACCAAGGCTAACATCTTGGCGATGGCGGAATTGCAATCGTTCCCTATCCCATTAACCGACTTCCGAGTCTTTGATGCGATGGCATCGCTGCTTCCGTCAGCTGGAGCTGCTGATGATCTAGGTCTTGTTGGCGGAACATTCGGGACAGCAACGCCGTCACTGAGAACGCAAGACTGCAAGACTCTAACGAACAGTAATCGCGCAAGAGTTTTGGTGCAGCTTCCATGGGAGTATGTCGCGGGAGAAAGCATCACGCTTCGTTTCAAGGCTGGAATGATAACAACGGTTGCTGGTACGACAGCAACATTGGATTGCGAGGCGTACTTGCTCCAAGCCGATCCTGATGATGCTATCGGTTCTGATCTTGTTGCCACGGCGGCTCAAACTATTAACAGCCTTACCTTCGCGGACATCGATTTCGTGTTAACGCCAACTTCGTTATCGCCTGGAGATATTCTGGACGTACGGATAACGACAGCTATTGTTGATGGAGCAACTGCGACTGCTGTTATAGCAGGTGTAACGAGCGCCAAGCTTTTGGTCGACGTTCGGTAACACGCCGATCACTGACGCGGCGTCAGTGAATCCACGGATCTGATTACAAGGCGGTGCGATAGTGTTTAAGAAACGCAGGATGGCTACGCCAGGGTTTGGGCACGTACCGTTCAACCCAATTAATGGTGGCCATAACGATCTCAGGACGCCAGGCATCTATCCGTACTGCGCGATGATGCAAGTGGCGGCTGAGGACACGTATGATGATTACGTGGTGTGTCGTGGGTTCGATGTCAGAATGTTAAAGTTTGTGGACTTCGAGGAAGGAAATGCTGACAAGCCTGGAATCTCGGTAGCTAAGCCGTTTGGCGATCGAGGGGCCGCGGCTGATGGCCAGGTCACACGCAAGTATCGCATTGGCGAGATCTTCCCAGCGTTTCTGACGACACAGGGCGCTGCGAACGATACTGACTCCAATTACGTTCCTCCTTCTCCCACAGCTGTTCTATGGAGAGTAGGGCAAAACCCTGGAGTCGTAACAGATGGCAATGAGTTCGGTGGACATCCGGCTGAGTTGACAGACGAAGTTTCGATACTGAGCGATCATAACGGCAAAGTGATCAACTGGATGTTGATTCATGCAGACACCGACAAACACTTTAGATTTCAGTCGCAGGAAGATCTCACTGGTGAGTCGTGCGAAGCATGTGTTTTCCAGATGAGCGGTATAGGAAAGCATTTGGCGACAATTTACGATCCGGATGGTATTTTCTTGGATATGGCTGAAGGGACGAAAGGATTGGTGTTTTTCCAGGGTGGAAGGTATTACATCGTTCAAGCTAAGTGCGATCCTGATGAACTCTTAGAGTGTGCTGACGAGGAATAAGTCTATGGGATGGTGGAATTGCTGCTGTGGATGCATTATCAAGCTAGATGAATTCGATCGAGCTGATGGAATCGATCTTCGCGGTAGTTGGTGCGATACGTTAGGGGATTGGGAGTTAACCTCGGCAGTTGCTGTATCGGTGGTAAGCGGTGCGAATGCACTTCTCAACGTAAGGCACCCAACGCCATCAGGGATGATGGCCGCAAGCCTTACAACCGTAGACGAATCGCTAACGGTCGAGCAAACCTATAGGTTGAAGGTGAATGCGGTCAAGGAGGCTGATTGCACTACCGACACCTTCTATTATGCGGACTTCCATCGGAAGATCTTTCCAGACCTGTCAACGATAACGCTTGGGATATCCTCGGGTGGAGTGGAGACAGCAATCAAGAGTGATGTTGTCGAGGGCATTGCTGGGGTCACCAGGGACTTTACCGTTACTATTGGTGATGTTGATATTTGTGCATCTGTTACGAATTGCGTGTTGTCCTATGTTGCTGATTTGCACTCTGGCTTGTTCGCTGATGGGTACTACAGCGGAATGCGAGTCTCCGATATTGGAATGAAGGTCGACAACTTCACGTTCTATAAGCACTTCAATACTGATCAAACGTGTCCTCACTGCGGTTGTCGATGCAACGCAACTAGCTACTTTCCACCACGGATGAATGTTCGCATCTACCCAGATCCAATTGATTGCGTGCGGCTTGACCTACTTGAACCTTGCGAGTTTGAAATCGAGTGGGATCGCTTGAATAGCATTTGGACTGGCGAGGGCTATTGTTGCGGTGGCGCTCAGTTATGGAGATTGGCACTATCATGCCCAGCTCCAGACGTAGACAACAACTACGACCCATACGACACAGCGATGTCGCTATTGGTGGGTTGCTTGGATTCGTGCGGAGCTCCATGTGCGGGTGACCTGTACCCATACGAAGCCTCATGTTCGCCATTGAACCTCAAGTATGGGCCGTACAATGTTTCATCGCTTGACCTAACGTGTTTTTGCACGTCCAGTGGAGATATATTTGGCCGAGGAAGTTGCAACTATCGTATAGAGATCACCGACGTATGATTTGCCCAAAGTGCGGGAGTGAGTTCAAAAGCAGACATTACCCATTGGTGTGTACGTGTGGGTTGATTGTGCGTGCAGATCTTAGAGTCATCGAGCATGCATCCGATAGGCGGATACCGACTGGTATCATTGGTCCAGATGGTAAGTTGCAACCATTCAACGAAGAGACTCGCTTAGAGTTCGCTGCGAGAGCTAAAGCAAGGCGTGACGAAAAGGGACGTGCAGCATGGAAGGCCAGGCATGAGTACCTCGGGTGCGATAAGGCGTGGTTGGTAGCCTGGGAAAAGACAATTCCCAACATTGGATGTGATTGCATGCGAGACTACCTTAAGCTAAAGGTATTGCATCCGCCTGATTTCAGTTCGCCCGAGGCGTTTTTTGTATCGGGTGTGGTGTTGCACAATGCGGTTAACGAGAAGCTGGGTAAGCCGCAATTTACTATTGAAGAAGCTATGAAGCTGTG